GCGTTAGTGGCCCAAACATTATGATATCAACGCGAGGATTAATTAACCTCAATAGAATAATATCACATGTGTGTACATTTTGGACTTGCACTGTAGAAAATTGTGACCCGAGTAAAAGATTAAACCTATGAAAGACGCGAACGTCTAACGTAGGTTTGTACAAAACCTCGAATCCAAATGGACTCAGTTAGACGCCAAAAGCGTCAAGTCTAGGAATAAACTGTTGTTTACACCCCTATGCGGCCACCGCATAGTATTCTAGTTGTTGTTGCAACTTCGTACGTCTAGTTTGCTTCGTAGAAGAAGGTTCTGTAATTTAACGTCTTACACGACTTTTTTGTAGATCTGACCCCTAAGATCTACGCTGGTGTTGGATTGGAATATGAATACAAAACAGGAGCTCCAACAAATAGACCTAGTTGGAAATCCTCAGCAATACTAACGAATTTGTCAATCCGCATTTTACTTGCACTTGCACCAGTGGCAAGATCAACTGAAATCTCATGTCCCATTTCCAATTCTCCGTACCTCGCTATCTTACGAGCAGGCAGAAAGCGTTGTCCATTAGTGTAAAATGGGGTTTCATATTCCAATACAGGATTTTGGTTGACTGGAGTGAATATAGTACCTCCGAGACTAGCACGTTCGGTCTCTTGTAGTTCGCTACGCCTATCGCTCACTAATGCGTTATCTTGTGCATGCGTAGTTGCATTGTTTAAACAACCTGCAAGATTATGGCGAGCTACCGACATGGACATAGTACGATCCGAACCATCAAAACAATTATATAACAATTTGTGTCGCATACCTCCTCTCCTCAAAGCAAAAGCTGGAGTAAGATAATTGACTAAAGTCATAGTGCAGAAATTATAACCAGCATTCGCTGCAGTACTGTCAACACCTAAGTCCTGTCCGGAAGGCTCCCATCCTCGGTAGAATGGAAAATCATGGACATTCGTGGCAACAATACGGTTACCGAGACCAAGTTCACCAGGCCAATAAGTATTCCAATAATGGTAACGACGGAGCATTTCTCGAAAAGAAACTATACGTTCACCTTGATATACTAAATATTGGTTGTTATCCTTGATGTGTTCACCAGGAGCAAAGCTGGCAATGTCTGTGACAGTAGTAGGAGAATTTGATGAATCTTCTGAAGTAGCCAATACTTCAGGAGCCATATCAGATTGTTGCTGAAACACTGAAAGAGTAGAAAGATTCTTTGTAGTAGGAACTGCAACTGCAAAATCATCTCCTGCTTTCACCCAAATTTGAATTTTAAGATCAGCCGCAGTTAGACTTGGAGTAGCAAGTTCATTGACAACATACACTGAAAGTGAACCATTGTCGTGTGTTCCTCCTACAGAAACTGGATTGACATCATCGTAAACTGATGCCGAAGGAATTCCTGCAATTCCTACATTCTGTCCCCATGCTCTAATGTCTGCCCATTTGACTTCATATTCAAAATCACGATCCTCCGAAATATCAACGATAGTAGAATATACTTGATTATATGGAATGGCACCTGCAGGACTAGTAGCGGGATTATATACAATTCGCAATCTGCCCCTATGATATTCGGAACAAACAATATTAAACCGAAATTTAATTGATCCTTGCCAAGCATCAAATGGAGCAGCACCGTATGCAAGTGCAGTACTGTGAATCTCTGTGACTGGTGCTGCAACAAGTGTGTCCCCATATAAAGGTGCTATGAGAAATGATGTCAGCATAGTATCGGTTGTGTCAGTTTCTAACCAATCAAATTGTCGCCAATACGACCATCTTTGACAAATAGAATTAATAGTGAGTTCATCCTCACCTCCTAATCCCATAATGCGAGTATCAACTGACAACTCATTTTTGGAATCCAATGAAAGTTTAATCAAATTCTCTGGTGCGTCTGAATTGGCTAAATTACCCATATAACGCGGAACGTAGCTATGAGTATCCGCTAAAATTTGTGGTCTGGAATAACCAAAAATACGCGCAACTTCACCAATTTTAGTCGAAACAAGAGATGTAGCTTTTGCATAAGGTGCCAATATAGGTATCATTGACAACATATCAGCTGCTTTCGCAACTGCCGAGGCAGGTTTGCTAATAAGTCCATCACATGCAAATTCCCCAGATGACTGCGTGTTATTAGACTTCTTTGACTGAGCCTCATATGGTTTGGGGAAACCAAATTTGTCAAGATCAGCCCGACCAACTGAAGACTGTGCAACAGCTGTAGTTGGGACGGCAAGAGTGACATTCTCCGCCCATACAAATACGACTACAGAAATGGGATCTGTTCCACCGTTTGCATGTTGCAAATAATCAAAATCGTGAATATCAACCTCCCCCATGAGATCAGGCCAACCAGCCTTTGTGATATCCAAATAGTTCTCTGGCCAAATAAATGGCAATAACATTTCACCACCTTGTGAAGTGGTAGGATCTAGGAGAACGTGAGGTTTTTGCGAAGCTTGGATTAGATCTTGCGTAATCCAAGTGCGATTGACAGTAACCTGGTCATCAGTGATATACGGATTGTACGTACAAATTGCACGTCCGTAGTAAAAACTATTGCCGTTAACTAAAATTTTCATCCGAAGATTGCACCGCAAATTACGGTAACGATTAATTTTATTAAGAACATCAGCATTACTGAAAAATTCAGTCCACGGATTAAATCGCGTGACCGAAATTGGAGATCCAGGCGTCCATTGAAATTGTTTAATGTTAACTGGACGACTAAGGAAGTCTCCGAGTTGGGCGTCTGAAAAACCCGAAAGTTTGGTAGTTTCATCCGATTGCGCCGTAATGTTGTAAGACCACGGTGTATCGCCATCGACGAAATTGACAGTCTCCGAATTGAGCATCGAAGGAGCTTTGGTGACGGAATAAGACGCGCCACCATCATCTTTTGTTGATTGAGTACTAGTAAACGATAATTTACTTGGGATCGTTGCCCCGCTCAGAGCAACGTCTGCATCTCATTAGTTTGAGTGGCGAAGAACCCCGTAAATACGGGTACTGTGTTTAACAGTGCCATAGGTATGCAAGCCTCAACATATATAATAAACGAGAAAACTACATATAATTGGGTAAACCAATACATAAATATTATTTTAAACTTATACCACGAATAATTCCGGGGTTTTGGATTGCTTTTAAATGTCATCCCAAGACAAAAAGACGAACTTACGAGTTCGTCACACAAGAAGGAGCGACACCACAATGAGGATCGTAATTACTACCATATTTCTCTTTAAAGATAGCTAGGCGATCATCATATGTAGTACCTAATTCAAGACACATATGAGAAATTTCGGCGCGTTTGGCAACTTCAGTCATTTGGATACGTCGCATTTCGTAATGCTCACGCCCATATTGCCACCATTCACGCAATGCACCATCAATATTCATAGCACTTTGATCAGCAGATGATACTGCTTTTGATTCTAAAACAGAATGTAGTGATTTGAAAATTGATTCCTCACATAAAACGCCATGATCCAGACCTGTGTCCGGATTCCACTTGTTATGACGTTTTAGAAAATCTGCATCAAGATCTTCCATGTAAGGGGTGGGAGTTGATTCTTTATCAGGCATTGTCAAAACCATATCACGCTCAGCAAGAAACTCAGCATAAGAAATATGATTAAACCAATCGTGACCAGGTCGAACCGAACCTTTGAAATCATCACCATATGTCACAACTGCGCAATTGACACGAAATGGTTCAGGATTTCCCTTTTCAACAGGATACATTTTGTAATACGCACAACGTAAAAGCAAAGAATTAACAATGCAATTCACATATACTGTCAAATTTTGACCAGAAGGATTAGAACCGCGATGAATAATAATATCCCCGTTATAAGCCACACATGAAAATGCAACTTCCGAAGCAATACCTTTCATAATAGTAATATCATCTTCAGTATAATCTCCGCATTCTTCTGCAACATTGATCATGCATTTAAAAGCAGCAATTATAAGTGAAGCGGGCATACGTAAATCATACTTACTATAATCTCCTGCCAAAATACGCTTAGAACCAAATTTGCGCATAAAGCAAGCTAATTGATCCCATTCTGGACCCTGTGCATTAACACCAACAGCACATTCTGATACTAATGGGAATATTGAGAAAATGCGAGCAATGGGAAGAAAATATTGTCTAATCAACAATTGTGTTGCGAAATCCGCAGCTTGAAAAACACGAACTTTTGTCTTTCCAAGTTTGGTAGGCTCATCCTTAACACAAGCTTTGAAAATGGAATAACAACGAACACCTTTAAGTAACAAAACTTTCATGGCATCGCGTTCATCCATAATCTGTTGGTCTACTACTGCAGGACAGGCAAACTCAGGATAATCATCGGGTTCGAGAAGTGTGATAGCTTCTCTCTTTGGACCAGACAAAGGAAATCCCTTCGAAGTTCCACGAGGCATTGCATCGACAAATCTTTTGCCATCTTGGCCACACAATGTCTCCATCTCTGATAATGGGTGCATGTCCTCCTTTACCATGGTAACAAATTCTTCTTTTTGCAAAACTTCAATTAAGCCATTAGAATAATCTACTACTGCACGATCAATAAGGGTGGGTTCCACACCTGCACCAGGATTAGCAGAATAAGAAAGCGATTCTTGCCACATACCGGTGCGATGAAAAGCTGGGGGTCCATGTATATTAGCAACACCAGTTACGGCTTCAACATGTTCTGAGATTGGTGTCTCAATTACCTGACTTTTGGTGTAAGTAGCACGCTGACCAGTCTGTCCCAGAAATTCCACATTACTTCCGGGATTTAAGAAATTGATAGGAGATTTTGGATGAATATCCTGTGATACAATCACTTGTTTATCATACCGTGAAACTGGAAAATCCCCATTTACATGTGATGGAAAAGATCCAACCCAAGCATGACTAGCTTTAACTGCAAGTGCTATTTCAGCTTGCGTGACATGCAATGCCTTGCCACTAGGAGTACCAGTAATACCCCGCAAATGAAAACCAATAATAGTAGGTTTAGCAAATGCACCAACCAAAGTTGCCATGCACATACCCGTAAAAGTATTATACGATGAACTATATTGATATCCTTCTCCACCGGCTTCTGAATTTAAAACGTAGTTAGCACGCAACACCTCATCTTTCATGTTGCCTGAAGCTTCACGATAAAGTAGATGTGCTGAACCAGTTACGGAACATTTTTCAGGAAACAAATGGGTTATATCAGCATGAATACCACCAGATGGAATAGAAACAACACATAAATCTTTGCCTGGAATGGGAGTCATAGCACTAATGCTAACAAAACCCTTAAAGGTAGAATTCAGTTGTGATGGATCATTCTTAGTGATTAGACACTTCATGTCCTTACGATTTTCAAACACGTGTAAAGGCATCAAATATAGCGTACCTCCAATTGCTAATAAATCACAAGATTGCTGAAAGTCATTTTCTACAAATTTGCCATGGAAAAGATTAGATTTGACGCGTTTCAACAATTGAGAAAGAGTCATAGTTCCATTCTTATCTGTGACATGCAATTCATTTACAACTGCTTGACACCAAGGATTGGTTTCAGTATCTCGTTGCTCGATTTCAGCACAAGTCGAAGGTGCTAAAGCAGTTTGTTGTTCGTGAACAGCTTTAAGTGAAACGACGGTAGAATACAATATCTTCCCAACTATACATATACCACACAATTGAACTGCTTTACTCTTACGAAGAGAAGCAAATAAATCATCAGTAATATCTCTACGTTCTGCTAACTGGGCGCACATTTCATTTTTCCACCTGGCAATCACACTATAATGTGCTAGTGAACACAACAACATCATAGTTAAAACGAGACTACAAGTGAAACAATCCATAAGAATACCCGACAAACAAGAAACAATAAAAATCGCAATCATATTAGTTCGTGACTGCTTTTCTAATTCAAGAAATTCTTTGCCGTGATACAACATATATCCGTGTTGAACCCAAGAGCTATCAATAACACTCTGAGGAATACGAACAGTCACATTGTTGGAAAAATTAGTTATTTGTGCAAATTGCTCTCGAACAGAATCAAAAGTAATATCACCAAAAGCTTGATTTTCGTAATCTGATTTAGTATACACACTACTACGTTCGTATTCATCCCAATCAGCATCGGAAATTACTCCATCCAAGCTAGAACAGTGTGACGACGTATCATCAGAATAGACTAAGGAGTCCTCATCCTCAGAAACGTCTTCCACAACGGTTTCTAAAGGTGCCGTTTGAGGAATAGATAGCGAACATTTGCATAATGTATGAGCCAATCGACATTCACCACAATACCGGCGCGAAGAAACTAATGCATGTCCCTTAGCAATCAATTTGCGTTGATAATCAAAATGATCTTTAGTAAAAGAAGTGGCGATACGTAAGGCCTCATGTACAGTCGATACAGTAGGTGTGGTTCCACCATTATATGGACTAGTCAATGTTGTTTTATTATTCATATCAGGTTTGGAAACTTCAATGTCCCAAACGTCAACTTCAAATGATTCACCGGGGAACGCGTTAGAAGCTTTTTTAGAATCTAAACGACCATCGGGAAATGCAAATTGAGGTTTGACTTTCACAAAGAAATGTATATCCCCACGGCGAACAACGGAACCAGGACAAATAGATCCTCTTCTAGCGTGATCTGCCAGAGGTGCGTTACTAGTAATAATAAAAACACAGGGGCGAACTTCAATCTTTCCTTTCTCATGAAGATCGGCCTTATTGGCATACGTAATCATATTGTTATTAATATCAATCAAACGTTCAGTCGGAGATTTATCAAGAAATTCAACTTTAGTATTGCCCATATCGTCAAAATAAATGCCCTGTGTATCACCTTTGAGTGTAGAATCAAATTTGTCAGATTCTTTAATGATGGCAGTATTTTTAGGATCAGGATCGGCTCCAGCGACAAACAAACAATCGGACATCATAAGTTGAGCTAGCGTAGATTTGCCTACACCAGTTCCACCATAGATATAAAAGGTAGCAGGTGCATAGCGAAGTGAGCCATCTATACGTTTGGCAGCATAAGCTGCACGATTTTGTCGTAGTGTACATAAGCGCTTTTCAATAACAGATTGCTGCCAAGTACCTTTAGAAGATACAAAAGCAGATTCTGCCATTTCTATAGCCTCATCTAGAAAAGCTCCATATTCTAGATCGTTGATGATGCGTCGTTCACCATGGTATGTAACGGGTTTGCAACTCAAATTAAAAACCATAGCGTGTTCATGCAATTCAATTAATGTAAAATACATATCATCAAAGCGACGGCTTTCATCACTGGAAAAGAATAATGGTTTAAAAGAACCTTGTCGGAAACACTCGAAACCACCTTCAATGAAGGTGATAACAGTATCCAACATAGCTCCGAAAAAATCAATCGCAGTAGCATGTTTGCGCACACTGCCTGCACGAAAGAGTTCTACACCTTTGATACTCCAGGATAAATTGGTGACATTACATAAGCCAATTGAAGCTGCAAGAGAAATAAGATTAGAAATTTTTTCAAAAAATGGTGCGTTACGAATAAATTCCCAATTCTCCTTGAGCTTTGGCAATTGTGAAAGCCACGACTGTGATTTTGTATCACCCGATTGGGGTTCAAAGATATTAAAACCAAATTTTTCTTTGCACCAAGCAATAGTGGGTGCTTGAGTAATAGCGGATTCAATCAATGAACCTTTGATCATAGTTTTAAGACCAAGAGCCAACTGAGCTGCAACTTCAGTGTTAGTGTTGCATTTGGGAAGGAGAAAGGACAACAATCCCAGATTTTCCAGCATGTTAAAAACATCTGAAATATTATGGTCAATCTTGTTGTTGATCAGCATAGTTTTAGCTTGATCAAGAACACCAGAGGGATATAGTGTTTCAAGAAGTGACTGATGAACATAGTTAGTAGAACTTGTAGTTTGGTTCTTATCTTTTTTGTTCGGTTTGTTCTTTTTGTTATTGGAACGGTATAAAGATTTTTGGATTTCCTTCTTAGCAGAAGATTTGTTCTTAAGATATTTTGAACGATTATCTTGCTTAGAGGGAATTTCGGATTGAGGTGAAAAAGGGCCAGAGGCCGTATTATCGGAAACCTGTTTGGCTGAGTGAGCCTCCACGTTATTCTGAATCAGAACGGGAACTGTGTTGCATTGAGACGACGAGGTCGAATGTACAACAGAAGTGTCATTAACGCTAATTGACGAAGCGTTGCCGACAGCATGGAGCTGTGGGTCTTCATTTTTGGCAATATATGCCATGGAACGAGGGAAATTACTCCCCCCTCCC